ACGGGGAAGAACTGGTATCAAAGTCTATCGACTATGTCGAGCAAGACATTTACGATTACTTCGGCGCAGACCAAAACATTTGGAAAGCAGATCGACATGAGTTGCTCGGGGTAATCGGAGGCATGTCAGGTATACTAGAACTCATTTGGCATGGCCATGTAACACCGGAAATCGCGTTTAAAGACTTCAAGTCTTGGCTAAAAGAACGAGATGAAATCAATGCAATTCAAGTGGAGATATCGGATGACGCCTGAAAAGAAAGTAAAGACTAAGGTATGCGCCAAGCTAAAAGAACTTGGTGCGTACTACTTCTATGCCTCAACGGGTGGGTATGGTGCGAGTGGTGTACCCGATATTGTAGCCTGTTACAAAGGAAGGTTTATAGGTATCGAGTGTAAGGCCAATGGTAACAAGCCCACGGCACTACAACAGAAACACCTACGCGAGATCAGTATAGGTGGGGGTGTGGCATTAGTTATTGACGAAACAAATATAGACATGCTAGAGTATTACGTTACTGGCAAACAAATATTTAACATGAAGGATAAAACATGAATGCAGAAAATAATAAAGCAAAGAAAGAACTTACACGCATGCAAACTAAAGAACAAGTAATAGATATGTTAAGGGAGGAGGGGTACACGGTTTTATACCCAATACCGAAAGAGGCTTCAAGAATACGCATGGAAGCGAGAATGGTAAGTGTATTAAAACAAAGCATAATACCTGTGTTAGAGCATAGTGGGTATATGGTAACTAAAACAGGAGTGCCTAAAAGATGAATGCAGAAGATGTAGATATGGTGAATCAACCGCCTCATTATACGAGTACCAAGTATGAGGTGATAGATATACTTGAAGAGTTTTTTAAAGACGACCCGCTACTATGGCAATGTGGTAAATATCTTTTACGTTGTAAAGGTAAGGGAAACCTAGAGCAAGACCTGAGTAAAATGATATGGTATGCTAAGCGGAAAATAGGACAGGAGAAATAATATGAGTGCCGATTTATTTAGACGTACAAAAAGTTTACTACTCGATCACATAAGATTGCTCAACCATCACAGTATAGGCGACACTCATGTGGATGACGCACAAGCTATTGTGGATGAGATTAGTATTCTACTTAAAAGCGATGAGATACAGGCGCTAGAACAAAAGATTGATGAAGTTGAACGTAAAGTAGTAAGTGATGATATTGCTGATGAAATACTTAACGGCAAGTACTGCGTAGGCGGATCATGCGAAGATTAATAAAAGGAGTATTATGAGTAAAGCGAGTCACTATTCACAAGAAGAGAGAGATGAATTTCTAGCGAGAGCTATTGAGTTTATGCAGAAAAAACCTGATGCGAGTAGGGCAAGAGTAGCTAAGTATTCAGGTGTAGGAATGAGTGTACTAGAACGATTTGAAAAAGAGGGTAAACTAACACTACCTAAACCAATGACTAAGAAACAAGTGCGTAACAAGTACAAGTGGATGGACACACTAGGAAAAATATAAATGGCAGATGAAGCAGACATTGCGAATGACCACGTGCAAAAGACTCTTGATTTAACCATGAGGACTATAAATACTAAGGTACCTGAGAATGATAAGAGGATATGTATTTGGTGCGAGGGAAAGATTAAAGAGAAAGATGGTAGGCGGTGGTGTTCATTAGAATGCCGACAAGATCACCAACTATATGCGAATAAGATATGACAATTAAAGTAGGTAAGGCCGTGTGCCATAAGTGTAAACAACACGCTAAACTTTATTACAAAAAGAAATGGTGGTGTTCCGTTGAGTCGGACATGGGTACCTTTAATATAAAGGGTTATTGTAAAAACAAAAAGGATCATAGTGCAAATAGTAACGATTGATTTCGAAACATTTTATGACACGGGATTTAGTTTATCCCGCATGACTACAGAAGAATACATACAAGACGATCAGTTTCAGGTCATCGGTGTAGCTATAAAAATTAACGATGATAAGACCGAATGGTATATCGGTGATGACTGTGCAAAAGCCCTTGCAGAAGTAGACTGGGCAAACTCCATGTTACTTTGTCACAACACCCAGTTCGATGGTGCCATACTAAAATGGTACTACGGGTTCGAGCCGGCCGGGTACTTTGATACCCTGTCCATAGCACGTGCGCTACACGGTATCAATGCGGGAGGTTCACTTAAAGCTCTGGCTGAACGTTACAAACTAGGAGAGAAGGGAACCGAGGTAGTCGATGCTAAAGGTATGCGATTAGAAGATTTTCCTGAGCATCAGCTACGTCAGTATGGTGTGTACTGTAAGAACGATGTGAAGTTAACCTATGACTTATTCAAGGTTATATCTATGGGGTTCCCGGTAGACGAATTAAAACTGATAGATATAACATTAAAGATGTTCATCTCGCCTACCTTACAACTCGACACCGAGATACTAAAGATACGACTACAAGAAGTAAAACAGGGAAAGACCCTACTGCTAGAAGGGCTAATGAAGAAATTAGAATGTGAGGATGCTGAGGCAGTACGTAAGAAGTTAGCTAGTAACAAACAGTTTGCTGAGCTACTATGCCAAATGGGTGTACGATGCCCTATGAAAATATCCCCCACTACAGGGAAAGAAACCTTCGCCCTAGCTAAGAATGATGTAGGGTTCATAGCCCTATGTGAACATGAGGACACATTTATTCAAGACCTATGTGCTGTACGTTTAGGTACGAAGTCGACGATGGAGGAGGCAAGGATCGAGCGGTTCATCTCCATAGCTACACGTAACAATAACCAACTACCTATCCCCCTTAAGTATTATGGCGCACATACTGGCCGATGGGCGGGTATAGACAAGGTGAACTTCCAGAACCTACCATCCCGAGATAAGAAAAAGAAAGCATTAAAGAACGCTATCCTACCACCAGACGGACATGTCATCATGAACGTTGACTCTTCACAGATCGAAGCTCGTATACTAGTCTGGCTTGCCGGGCAACACGATGTGGTTGAGCAGTTTAGAAAAGGTGAGGATGTCTACTCGGTATTTGCATCTAAAGTATTTAACAGGGAGGTATCTAAAAAGACACCGACCGAACGCTTCATTGGTAAGACATGTATACTTGGATTAGGGTATGGCACGGGCGCTAAGAAACTACAACATACATTGAAGACATCTCCTCCGGGTGCTGATCTATCTGACCAAGAGTGTCAAAGGATTGTTAAGGTATACCGGGATGTTAATCATGAGGTGATTAAGTTATGGGACAAATGTGATAAGGCATTAAAATTCATGGCATCATGGCCTGAAGGTAAGCCGTTCTATTACCTCGACAATAGAAAATCTATACTAGTTACCCCGGGGGGTTTACGCTTACCTAACGGACTCTACATCTATTACCCTGATCTCGAATGGAAGACCGACGAGAGCGTTAGAGGTGGGTATGTCTATAAATCTAGACGTGGACAGGTGAGTATATGGGGTGGTGCTATGGTAGAGAATGTTGTCCAAGCATTAGCTAGGATAGTAGTGGGTGAGCAGATGATAGCTATTAATGAGAGATACAAACCGGTGCTTACGGTACACGACGCTATTATATGTACGGCACCTAAAGATGAGGCACAAGAGGCACTAGACTTTTTAATGGCTGAGATGTCTAAAGCTCCGGCTTGGGCAGAAGGCTTACCAATAACTTGTGAGGGAGCATATGGAGAAAACTATGGGGACTGCTAAACAAAACGGCAAAGAATTATATATTAAAAGTAGTGATGGTTCGGAGATTCATGCTTCAATGCGAGCGGATGGAGGATTTGATATATCAAACAGTAAAGGGAACAAAATATCTATGACGCGTAATGAAGCCAAAGAAGTAGTAAAAAATTCCAAATTTGCAGCCACAAATAATTTAAAAGCTCCTGTAAAAAGGGAGCCAGTCCCAGTTGTTATGGGAAATACAACTAATTTATTAAAAAGTGTAAAGGATGCACTAGAAGATTATTATATAAAAATAACTATGGCCATAACTTATTCTAATATTAATAAATTAGTAAAGAACAAGGGCATTGAGGGTCAGAGGAAAAATGAGGGGGAAGAGATATTAAAAAATTTATTAGAGTACCCAAAAATAATTATTGAGCCACATAGTTACGCCTACCAAAAACCAGAAGACCTAGATTTAATGTTAGAAGATTTTAAGTCGGTAGATCAAATTAAATTACCCTTTCCTCAAATGACTATTATTACGGGGGAGAACATAACAGATAGTGGTATTGCAGTTAAAAAGACTTCTGAACAGAACCACTTAATTAATGTAATCTATCCTTATTATCTGTTTGAATATGAGGGAGGCGTGCGAGTAACTATGCTATTGGCGAGCGATTTTACCAAAATGTATACTCATAATACATTTATTACACTTGATAGCGAAACAGGATTATCTTGTGATGTACCTGAAAATCAATCTCCGATTGAGCGTTCCCACATTGAAGACCTCGTAAAAATTTGTATTACAGTTATTCATAAGATGACTCTGGGTAAAAATAATTTTTATGTGTCTGTGCCTACTCCCGAAGAAGCAAAAATTAATCGTAGTCGTGTGGCTAAGGGTAAAAAACCACTCATAAAATTTAAAATGGCAATGATTGAGGGTAAAAAAACAATGATGTCTTCAACAGGCCACGGCACGCATGCTTCACCTTGCTTGCATTGGAGACGAGGTCATTGGAGAACCATGAGTAAATCAGGTAAAAAAACTTGGATTGCACCTATGGAAGTGGGCGATGAAGAGAACGGAAGAATCATTAAGACATATGCAATAGGGAATTATAGTCTTTTGGGGGCTACGTAACTATGGCGACTGCTAATTGCAACAGGAGGGGAGGGTCGTTTCGCTCAACCGAGCCAGGTTTTTCTAAAGATTTAAACTGGTTTATGGATTATAAGATAGATAAATACCTTGCATATTTAGATGCTACGGATAATGGGCTTTATTGTATTGAGTATGATGAGGATATTCCCACAAAAGAGGAACTGCTTGAAGGAATAGACCAACATAATTATGTAGATGGTGATGGCTCATACCGACTACGTCAACGTTATATTGAAGAAGAACAAATAAGAATAGAAAGAGAATTTGAATTAAAAAGAATAGCGGAAGAAAAAAAACAAGAGGCGTATGAAAAAACGCCTGCATACTTATTAGAAGTACAAAGAAAACAAAAGGAACTAGAGAAAAAACAAAAGGAACTAGAGAAAAAACAGAAAAAAGAGGATAAAGATTATTGGGAGCAATACGATAAAATTGTGCGGCGAACCAATAATTACTTAGATGGGACTCCTACAGAAGAAGGCATAAGTCAGGCAGTTTTAAAACAAGAATTGGAAGCAGTAAGTGAGGGAGGAAAGTTTAAAAATATAACACGGCAGAATGAGGAATATATAAATAGTAACAAAAAAGAAAGGGATAATATTATGCAAGATGCCGTAGCAAACATGTGCAAAATTCGCACTCTATTTTTTAATAAAGGCAGAATTATGAGCCCCATTATATATGATAACAATTTAGAATTATTATATGTGTATACAGCAAGAGTAATATACATAAAAAAATTAATGGAAACTGAATAGTATGGACTACAAGCGCATTAAGTTAGACTTAGATACGGAAGAGATAATAAGAAGTATTTATGACTGCAGTGAATACTGGGAGCCACGGTCTGATGAGTATCCGTTCTTCACCTTGGGTAAGTCAGCATACCTCGACGGAAAGACTGAGAGTTATTATAGAGATTCTATATGGCTCAATGATATAATGTTAGAACACTTCTCTGAGCTCTATGAATCAGTGATCGTTACACTACAGGAAGAACTAGGAGAACCTATAGAGTTAGCACATGACTTAGCACTGCCGGGGTTTCATATCTTTCCTACTAGTCCTAAGTTTTTAACTATTGCCGGTAACTGGCATCAAGATTACCCTCATACAACTTTAGGGTTGGGAGACGTAGACCCCGTTGCCTTCACTGTTGCAATAAAGCTACCAAAATCTGGAGGAGGCATGGACTACATGGATGAGTTTCATCAGCCTCAACACTTGCAATATAATGAAAAAGATTTAATATTACACAACGGACAAACGATACACCGAATAGCGGGTATAAAAGAATACAGACCTGATGAGCATAGAATAACTTTTCAAGGACACATTATTAGACGTAATAATATTCTGGAGGTATTTTGGTAATGGCACACGACGAAGGTAAAAATAGTGAGAGTATGTCTCTTTTTAAAGAAAAAGAAAAGTGGCGAGAGGATGAGATACAAGCAGACGAAGAAAAACACTTAGGCACTGTACGATGCCGATGGTGTAAATTTAAACAACAAAAACAGGGCTCGGTACTATGTGAGTCTTGTGGTAAAGAGGTGTTAGTATGATGGCCGAGTTTGTATTGATGGTAGCTTTAGGTAGTGAGGTGGGTAATAATAGTTGTTGCCTTGCAGAACATTACGTCGGCACGTTTAAATCGTGCGTTGAAGCCCATGAATACATAGAGAACCACATACCCAAAGGCCCAAAAGAAACACGATGCTTGCACAAAGGGGACATAAATTTACCGGAAGACTTCAAACACAAGTACATACTTGATGCGTGTAAAATAAAAAGGGATTGCGATGCCCAGTAAAGCATATTACGAAGCTAATAAAGAAAAATTAAAAGCATATGGTAGAGCATACGGCAAAGCTAATAGAGAAAAATTAACAGCTCATAAAAAAGAATATTGCGAAGTTAATAAAGAAAGAATAAAAGCTTATGAAAAAGCATATCGCGAAGCTAATAGAGAAAAATTAACAGCCCAAACAAAAGCATACCATGAAGCTAACAAAGAAAAGATAAAAGCATATCGCGAAGCTAATAGAGAAAAAATAAGAATAAAGGCTAAAGCCTATCGTGAAGCTAATAAAGAAAAAATAAAAGGCTGGTACAAGGCTAATAAAGAAAAAATAAAAGCTTATGAAAAAGCACATTACGAAGCTAATTCAGAAAAAATAAAAGCTCGATCAAAAGCATACTACGAAGCTAATACAGAAGAGGTCCTTGCTAAAAACAAAGTATACCGCGAAGCTACTAAAGATAAAATAAAAGCGTACCGTAAAGCTAATAGAGAAATAAGAATGGCCCAGAAAAGAGCATGGCACAAAACGAATACAGAAAAAATAAAAGTATATGCTAAAACCTACCGCAAAGATAACAGAGCTATGATGTATACACATGTTGCAAAAAGAAGGGCATTAAAGATGAATCAGTATGAAAAGTTAAGTGCTGATGATAAATTTGTGATAGAAGAGTGCTATGGGTTAATGCAATTAAGGACTACAAAAATGGGGTTTGCGTGGCATGTAGATCACATTATCCCTTTGAGCAAAGGGGGTTTACATAAGCCCACTAATTTACAGGTAGTTCCTGCAACATGGAATTTACAAAAAAATAATAACCACCAGGAGAAATGGATTGGCTAAAATAAAAAGGGATTGTGATGGCGGACATTGAACACGAAATATATGATGGTCTATTAGTAATGGATCACTTTGATGATTGCATTATTGGAGTAGTAAAGGGTATTGATAATGAAGATAAGATTTGTTACAGCTACCAATGTATCATCGCTAAACTTATGTGTGATGATGAGATGGAAGAGATTGATGCAATAGAATATTTTGAGTACAACATGATGGGTGCGTATGTAGGAGAAAACACTCCATGCTTTTTATTTACCGAGGATGATTGATGCCCTATAAGAATCCTGAAGATAGAAAAGCGTATTGCGAAGCTAATAAAGAAAAAATAGTATCCAATAAAAAAGCTTACCGTGAAAGAAATAAAGAAAAGATAAAAGCATATGCCAAGGCTTGGCAAAAAGCTAACAAAGAAAAAATGAAAGCTTACTACGAAGTTAATAAAGAAAAAATAAAAGCAAATGGCAAAGACTGGAAAAAAACTAATAGAGAAAGGGTAAAAACTAGCAACAAAGCTTACTACGAATCTAATAGAGGTGCAGCCTGTGCGCGAGTAAAAGTATACAAAGCAAAGAAGAAACAAAATAATCTCATCACTACAAAAGGGGATAAACAGTTAGCAAAATGGATATACACTATGGCTTCAAAGCTTACAGAAACAACAGATATTGTGTGGCATGTAGACCATATTAAACCTTTATCCAAAGGGGGTATGCACTCACTAAATAACTTGCAGATTGCCCCCGCACAATGGAATTTACAAAAGAGTAATAACAACGAGGAAAGATGGAATGGCAAAGATTAAACAAACAGAAACACGTAGGGAACCCGTACACAAACGAACAAAGCAAGGTGGTAGGATACTTAAGACTAGCTCAATGAATAAGAACCAGAAGACTGATTACAAAAAATACAGAGGACAGGGCCGTTGAAAACCCTTATCCATGTTAACCAACATGTTATAAAGTCAAACAGAAAGAACAAGGTAGAAGAACCTGTATTGACTGTTAAGACGTACAAGAGCAACACCTATGCACATGAAGTAAATATAAAAGGCGACTCTAAAGTAGTGTACAGCCCAGACAAACCACTATCATGTGGCGCACATGTTTGGATAGAAACCCAATCGGAAGTGGAGATAATTAGATAATGGTAGATTTTACATGGAGTTACTCTTCCTTAAAAGAGTTTGAGAATTGCCCTAAGAAATATCAAGAAGTAAGAATCTTAAAGAATTATTCATTTGTAGATACCCCCCAAACGATATATGGTAAAGAAGTACATGAGGCACTAGAGCTTTATGTGCGTGATGGTAAGCCACTAGCAAAAAACTATTTACGCTTCAAGAAGATGGTAGATACATTGATTGCTATCCCGGGAACTAAATATCCTGAATTAAAAATGGCGTTGACTAAGGACTTAAAGCAGTGTGACTTTGATGATGAGAACCGATGGGTACGAGGTATCGCTGACTTGGTTATTGTAGATGGTGATAAAGCTTTTGTGATTGATTATAAAACCGGCAGCAATAAATACCCTGATCCTAAACAGTTGCGGCTGATGGCCTTGATGTGTTTCATTATATTTCCCGAGGTTAATCATATTAAAGCCGGGTTACTATTCTGTATGAAAAATAGTTTTGTTCAAGAGACGTATACTAGGGATGACATCCATAAATCTTGGAAGAAGTTTGAGAAGATATTAGATCGACTTACCATGTCATATGAGAACGATACGTGGGTACCTAACCCTACACCCCTATGTGGATGGTGTCCTGTAGAAACATGTGACCACCATAAACCTAGAAGATAGTGTATAATTATGGCTAAAAGAGGTAGCTAATCATGCCATACACAAAGAGTCCTAGACCCTACAAAGCAGAATATAAGAAACAAAAAACACGAGGCGAACATGCAGATCGTATGGAACGTCAACGCGCTCGACGTAAGATGGACGCTACTAGTGTAGATGCAAATAAGAATGGTAAGGCAGATAAACGTGAGGGTAAAGATGTAGCCCACAAGAAGCCTTTATCTAAAGGTGGTAGCAATAAGGACGGTGTGACTATCCAGTCAAAATCTAAGAACCGTTCATTCAAAAGAAACTCTGATGGTTCAGTTAAAACCAGACAATATTTAGCTAATAAATAAAAGGTAAAATAATACTTGCGTTATCTTTTTAGGTAGTGCATACTCTAGTTTCCATGAGAGGAAACTATGAAACTAATTGACAATAAAGCAGTAAAGATTACTGTGCCTAATGAGGTTGCGGGCTTAATACAAAAGCATATACCGAAGGCGACAGTAGTAGAAACAAGAGAGAACTTATCTGACATCCTAGTATATTGGGGTATCGATGAGATGATTAAACTCAACCAATTGGTTACGTTCAAGAAACCATTACCCTCACCTATAACACGAGACTACAAATGGTCTGGACGCTTCCAACCCTTCGATCACCAAAAAGTTACCAGTGAATTTCTAAGTACGCATACTAGGGCATTCTGTTTTAACGAGGCCGGTACAGGTAAAACATCTTCGGTACTATGGGCATGCGACTATCTTATGAATGAGAAAAAGATTAAGCGTGTACTGGTGGTATGCCCTTTGTCTATCATGACATCTGCTTGGAAGAATGATATTTACAATACGTGTGTGCATAGGGTACCCGGCGTGGCATATGGTACAGCAGATCAACGAAGACTTATTATAGATAACCCTCAGTATGAGTTTGTTATTATTAATTATGATGGGGTAAACATTGTTAAAGATGCTATTAAAGAGGCTAACTTTGATTTAGTAGTTATTGATGAGGCCAATGCTTATAAGACAGTGACTACTGCTAGGTGGAAAACACTGGCTAAAATACTACGACCTGAGACAAGGCTGTGGATGTTAACAGGTACCCCGGCATCCCAATCTCCTGTAGATGCGTATGGTTTGGCTCGTTTAGTATGTCCAGATAGAGTGCCTAAATTTTCATCAGCTTGGCGTGACATTGTTATGAAACAGTTAACAAGGTTTAAGTGGGTACCTAAGCCGGGTAGTGAAACTAAAGTCTTTAACACATTACAACCCGCCATTCGGTTTGCTAAGAATGATTGCTTGGACCTACCCGACGTTATGTATCAGACTAGGATAGTTCCTTTAACAAAACAAGTAGAAACTTACTACAACAAACTGAAGAAAGACTTTCTTATTGAAGCAGCGGGAGAAGAGATAAGTGCTGTGAATGCGGCGGCTAACATGACTAAACTGCTACAGATTTCTGGCGGTGCAGTGTACACCGACGAACATAAAGTAGTCGACTTTGACATTAGTCCTAGACTAAAAGTATTGATGGAGACTGTTGACCAAACCAAACATAAAGTATTAGTCTTTGTACCCTACCGACATACCATAGATATTGTTGCTAAGAATCTTAATCAGAACAATATCACTACTTCTATTATCAATGGAAGTGTATCAGCACACAACCGCACACAGATTATTAAAGAGTTTCAAACTGCTGATGATCCGAGAGTTCTTGTTGTCCAACCTCAATCTGCTTCACATGGAGTTACCCTTACCCGGGCCGACACGGTAGTATTCTGGTCGCCTGTGATGAGTGTAGAAGTATACCTCCAATGTATTGCGAGGATTGATAGGGTGGGTCAGAAGAATAAGATGACAGTCGTTCATCTGCAAGGATCAGCAATTGAGAAGAGGATGTATGACATGCTACAGGGCAAGGTAGATAATCATACGAAGTTAGTAGATTTATATAGAGAGGAGATAGGACTATTATGAGCCTTAGTAAACAATGCAAACAGTGTAAAGAAATAAAACCACTAGAAGAGCTTGTAAAAAATAAAGCTATGAAAGATGGACGGCTAAACAAATGTAAATTATGTTATGCAATTTATCAGAAGAAAAAATATCATGAGAACCATGAACTCAAATTGCAAAAGGCACAAGAATATAGGGATAAAAACAAAGATAAGCTTAGCAAAAGTAACAGAGCATACAAAGCGAGAAATAGAGAAAAAATAAATGCTTGGGAAAGGGAGTGGAGAAAAAATAATCCTAAAAAATCTAGAGAAAGATCACAAAGGTATCACGACTCTCACCCAAATTGGAAGAAAGAATACTATGCAAAAAATAGGAAATACTTTATTGAGAGGGTAGTTAAATGGCAAAAAGAAAATAAAGAAAGATACTACGAAAGAGTGCATAAATGGAAACTAAAAAATTGGGA